AAATCCTCTCTGCCAAAATTGGCAAAGAGGACTGTAAACTCACAAGACATTTTATGTCAATAGGCTTTTTTTATGCGTCAAGCCCCTTTCTTTTTTCCGATTATATAAATAGTCTAGACATAACAAGTCAAGTAAGTTATCACAAAACACATGACACTTGACACATTTAGAAAAAAACAGGGTTGGTCTTTTGCGGAACTGGCACGGCAGACAGAGGCAGCGCACGCGACTGTTGCGCGGCGTTGGTGTCTGCCGTCAAGCGATCCTTATTCAAAAATCCCGGCAAAGCGATTTATGTCAAAGATAATTGAGCTGTCGGGCGGCACAGTGCTGCCCAACGACTTCTATGACTGAGGATGAGTTGCAGACGCTAGTGGTGCAATGGCTAGGCGCAGCGCTGCCGATGGGCGCTGTCGTGCATCATTCGCCCAACGAGGGGCGCAGGCACGTTGCTTATAAGGTGCGGCTTAAAAAGCTGGGCATGGCGGCTGGCTGGCCTGATCTTGAGATCTTTGTGCCTGATACTGGCTGGCACGATCTGGCTGATAAAGGCCCGATTATGATTGAGTTAAAGCGCCCGAAAGGCGGCAGCTTGTCAGCAAATCAAAAAGACATTCAAGAACGGTTGCAGTGTTGTGGTGTGTACTGCGTCACTGCAAAACGGCTGGCGCATGTTGAGGCTTATCTAAAGCCATTGCTAAAGCTGCGCCAAACAGGGCAGGCCAGCTTGGTGCGCCAGCTATGCGAGGCGCAGGGTGGCTGAGTTTATTGAAATATTAGAACACCCGGAGATTGGCTTTGTATGGATGGCAGAGTGCGAACATTGCGTACCGCGAAACGGCGATCTGCGAGGCTGTGATGAGTGTGAATATCGGGGATATCGTAGGCTGACGGAGGATGAGGAAGATGAACTGTCCAAAGTGCAAGGGTAAGAGCAAGGTGCGGTCAAGTCGCCCACAAGGTCAGACAACGAGGCGGTTCCGTGAGTGCCTACGTTGCAAGCACAGATATAACACGGTTGAGATCATTGAGGTTGTGGCAGCGGCCAAAAAGCCAGCGCCAGCAAAGGCCAAGTCTGGCAAGCGCGTGCTGACACCGCGCCCTGCCAAGGCAGCACCAGCGCTAAAGGATACTGATCGCACATGGGGCAAGCTAGAGGCTGATGAGCGCATTAGTTTGAGGGATTTGGGGCTATGAAAAGCAGGCAGAAAGATGATTGGTATCCAACGCCGTCCAGCGCCACAAAGGCTTTGTTAGCTGTTGAGGTGTTTGACCCATACATTTGGGAGCCTGCTGCTGGTGATGGCGCGTTAGCAGAGGTTTTAAAAGCAGATGATTATGGTGTGGTTGCATCTGATCTAAATGATTATGGCTATTGTGAATCAGGCATTGATTTTTTAATGGCAACTGATTTGGCCTGCGACAGCCTCATTACAAACCCGCCTTACAAATTAGCAGAAGAATTTATCATGCACGCAATCACTTTGGGCGCAGCAAAGCACGCTTGGTTATTACGATTGAGTTTTTTGGAAAGCCTTGGCCGGTTTCAGCGTTTGTTCAAAGCGCACCCGCCTGCGCGCATCCATGTTTTCAGCAAGCGATTAACAATCTGGCGCGGTGATTTTGTAAACGCTGGTAGTAACGAGCCGATTCCGGGAACTGGCACGACTGCTTATGCTTGGTTTGTTTGGGAAAAAGATTTCAGCGGTTCACCGCAGTTAGGCTGGCTATGAACCAGCAAATTATGGACATGGCGCAGCAAGAGTTTAACCGCGCAGTGATGAATAACATGGGCATCTACATGATTGCTGAAGCGTGGGGCATCAAGCCGTGGGCTGTCACACAGTATGGCGGTCATGGAGTATTAACAGAGGGCTTTGTGGTGGCTGAAATAGCCAAGCAGATTGAGGAGATGGATATTGGATCAGACACAATGGCCGCAACCGTGCATCAGTTGTGGGGCGAAGCACGACAGATTGATGGGAACTTGGGTGATCTTGGGCAGCGGCAAGCTGGTTTGCGCCAATGATAAATGCTGGCGTGAAGCGGTCAAGATTGCAAGTAACGCCAGTGACGCTGCGCGAAGCGAATGAATTTGTTGCAAACTTTCATAGGCATAACAAGCCAACGCAAGGTGGGCGCTTTGCAATCGGCGCGGTTTATGGTGACGCTCTGATCGGTGTTGCGATTGTTGGCCGCCCGGTGTCAGCGACAGTACAAGATGGTCTGACGGCTGAAGTGACGCGGTTATGTGTTTCTGCTGATGCGCCGACAAATGCTTGCAGTTTTCTCTATGGTCGTTGCTGGCGTATCTGGCAGCAAATGGGCGGTGAGCGCATGGTCACATACACATTGCAGAGCGAAAGCGGGGCAAGCCTACGAGGCGCAGGGTGGCAGATAAAGGGAGAGGTCAAGCCTTCTAATTGGGATCGGAAAAGCAGACCGCGAGAATGGCAACCAATTTATGGACAGTTAAAATTTAGATGGGAAAAGTCACAGATATCTTAGACAGATATCTAAGCCGCTAAACAGAGGCTTTCACATAACATTACTTATTTTTAAGAGAACAAAGCGAAGCAAGATATCTAAGAGGTAATTTTAACGATGCAAAAAAATCTGTCAAGTGAATATGTCGATCCTGAAAGAATACAACAGCTTATAAGCAAGATCGGAAAACAGACGAATCACCATTATAGGCAGGCCAGCGCTAGATATAGTGTTGATAGTTTTGGGATGCGGCAAGAAAAGGTGTTCAAAAAACTGGCACCAATGATGAGTGTTGAGGGTTTTAAAGCAGAAAGACAGCGGTACTGGGCAATGAATCAGTTTCAGCAGCGCAAATATATTGAGGAAAGGGAGCGCCAATTTGAACGTGGATCAATTACATAGCTTGTTTGTCAGTGCGGCAGAAACAGATCGGCGCTTACCAGCGGCCATACGCAAGCAGAAGATGGCGGCATGGCCTGATGTTATCAATGACTGGCATGGGTATGGCTGGACACAGTTAGGCGAGACAGTACTACGGCCTACAAGCAAACAGATAGATGATTATGACAAGGCATTGGGGCTTGTTGTGCAGATGCCAGAGCCAGATAGACGGCTGATATGGGCTGTTGCTAACAGTGCGGCCTTCAAGCGCCGTGGAGCGCCGTGGAGACGCTTGGCAAGGCTATTGCGTATGGGTGATGACGGAAGGGTAGTCAAGCGCAACTACATGGATGCGCTTGTTCGGTTACATTATCGGTTATGATCTAACAAGATCGACGGGCTTCTCAAGAAACTCAACGAGGCTTTTCCTAGCTGCATCCATTGAGAGCAAACCCTCATCCTCCCTGCCGCCATAGCCGTGCGGAGAATCTTCGACTTCCCAAGCCCATCCAGAGAAATGCAGCCAGATTGCCACCTCAAAAGGTGCATCAGGTGCAGTTTCATAAATGGGCAAACCTTTGTTTTGCTGTTTATATAATGTGATCATTTTAGTCTCCCTGTTTGAATTACCTTACACACTTAATATGGGTATCTTGACACAAGATGTCAAGTATATACGCAGTAAGTATCAAAAATATTTGCGATGTGTCACGCTGACACATAAACCGTTAAGGGATAGTGTCTCACACTGAGACATGGTTTTTGTTGCGAAATGCACGAGATTTGGTAATATTTATTTAGACTGACGCTACATATGGTTGCAGCAATGCAACCGGTCGCAACCAGTGCAACCAATCAGGACATACGATGAGAAAGTTTCAGCCATCCCTTGTTGACTGGGATGAGATCAGACAGCGCGTGCAAGCTGGTGAGGGCTATAGCAGCGTAGCGCAGGACTATGAGGTCAGCAGGCAGGCGATAACGAAGCGGTGTAATAAAGAGGGCTGGATCAGTGATAAGCCAATTACTACTGCTGTTCGCAGGCAGTTGCGCAAGCGCAACCAAGCGCAACCAAGTGCAACCGCGCAACCAGTTGCAGTGCAACCATCGCAACCACTGGTGGAAAGAAGTGACAAGCGTGCAGCAATTGTCCAGCTACTTAGCGAAGGCGTGCCGAAAGTCCACGCTGCCGCTGTAGCAGGCGTGAGCGAGGCAACGCTTCACAGGTGGGTAAACGAGGATGATCAGTTTAAGAGGGACTTACGTGCAGCAGAAAGCGCGGCGGTCGCTCTCAGGGTGCAGCGCATAGGAAAAGCCGGCGAAAAGGATTGGCGAGCCGATAGCTGGTACTTAGAGCGCACTCAGAAGGCTACGTTTGGCTCTGACGCTGGCAAGGGCGGCGGTTTAGCAGTACAGATCAACATAATGAGAGATGGCGAGCCAGAGGTTGTGGACGTAACGCCAACAGGGTGAATCTACAACAAAGCTACAACAAAGGCAGCACTGCTTGCCGCTGCGTCATGGTGACAAATGGTTGTAGAGCGTAAGACCTCTGGACTACATAGCCGGTTTCGATTCAGACCCGCCCCCGTGCCATACCCCACAGGCTGGCTCGCGACGACGACGAAGGCGATATGTAAACACGCCCCCGTCTACAAAATATCAGGATATCAGGTTGCATGGCAGAGCAAAGCACATTCGCACGGCGCATGATGGCGCAGAAGCTGATGGCTGAAAAGCGTGATGATCCGTTTAGTGATAGTCGGTTCTTCAATGCAGCACCTATGCTGTCACCTGACGATATGATGCTTGAAGGCCCACAAGGTGCTGGCAGCGGAACAGTAACACCCGGTCAGGTTGCATATGGCGTTGGTGCAACCGGTACATTGTTTGCACCCGGCGCTGGTGTAGCTGATGTGATGGGTTTTGCGCCTGATCCGTTTAATCAGGGTCAGATGTTGCCTAGCTTTGGCGAGAATGTGCGGCAAGGTAAGTATCTTGATGCTGGTTTGCAGACGCTTGGCGTTGCTGGCGATGTCTTGCAGGCTGGTGGTGCTGTGTTCCCGCCGTTGATTGCTGCTGGAACAGCTTTAAAAGCACCAAGGGCTTATAGGGTTGCTGATGCTGCAATGGATGCCGCTGACGCTGCCAAAATAGACCCTAATCAGGCCACTGGTGCCGCTATGGATGCTGCACAGGCGCGATATTTTGAGACAGGCAACTTTGAGCCGCCAACGGCTGACAACCCTGTGTCTATTGTACCGCCAAAGCCTGACGAACCCGGCATCATAGCCTTTCATGGCTCTGGCGCAGATTTTGATGAGTTCAGGCTGGAAATGATCGGCACTGGTGAGGGCGCACAGGCATATGGCTATGGGCTGTACTTTACTGATAGTGAGGATATAGCCAAGTTCTACCGTGACACGATCAGCATGGGTAATGAAGTGTCATACAAGGGTAAGCCTATAAAAGATTTAGACGA